GGTAGGCCAGAGCGCCGGCGATGCCGACCGGGCGCCCATCGACTTCTGTAATCCACATGCCGGCAAGCGGATTCTCCAGCGCCGATTTGTAGAACTGGCTAAAGCCTTCCGGGTCAAACGGGATGACCTGGTGCATGGGGCTTGCGTCGTGAAACGCTTGCCCCATCGGCAGATACGCCGGCAAATCTTCAAGCGTGGCGCGGCGGACGATCATGAAATCTCTCGCCCCGACGATCGGATGTTGATAGCCGACGCCGTGCCTGCAATCGTCGAGATGAACCCGCCGGGCGCCAACACATGGCCGACAAGCTCTGGGAACGTATACGTCTCAGAGGGCAGCAGCGTCTTGGCCTTGATGATCAAATTCTGGTTGCCCGACGCGTCAAACTGCGTCACAAGGTTGACCGACAAAGTAGCCGCCGACGCGCTGTAGTTGGTCGCCGTAAACTTGTCGATGATTGTCGACACGTTCGTGGCCGTGTACTGCGTGGTCTGCACGTTCTCGGCAATCTTGGCTGGGATGAGGACTTTTACGTTAACTGCCATGTGTCACCTAAAAGGTAAATTTGAGCCGCACGCGGCCAGGTAAACCGGCCTTGCCCGGATCGCCGCCCTCTACCGGGTCGCCACCGTCACCGCCAGCGCCGCCGACAAGGCTACCCACACCGGCAATCGGCGTGGCTCCCGTCTGCGTAAACGCCGCGCCGCCATTACCGTTGGTGTTGGTCGTGTTGCCACCTGACGCCGTACCGCCAGCACCCTGCTGGCTGCCATATATGCCGATGCCGCCATAACCGCCAAACCCACCAGTGCAGATCATTTCGGCCAAAGCATACGTGCCTGCGTACGCGACCGATTGGCCGCCCGCGCCACCTACGGCGTCGCCTAGGGATCCGCCGGCGCCTGCAGCGCCAACGGTGTACAGAATGGTTTTGCCCGCGTCCGGGGCCGTCAACACCAGTATCGTCTTGGCGTACGCGCCGCCACCACCACCGCCGCCAGGATTTTCTTGCGGCTCGTAGGCAAACTCACCAAAAATGTTGGTGACTGTGCCGTAACCGCCGCCACCGCCGGCGCCCCACACCTCAATGGTGACGCCCGTAGCACTGGCGGGGATGGTGACGCTACCCGACCCCGACGAAAAGTCGAATACACCGGCACCGGCTCCCCCCGTGGTGCCTGCAATCGCCGCTGCTAAGGTAGCGCCGCCCATTAGGACAATCCTGCTCCGCTGATCAGCCAAGACGTGCTGCCAATCTTGACGCAAGTGGCGAGGCCATTTTGCGCCAATGTACGCGTGCCGGTTGTGGTGCTGTTCGCCAAGGTCAATGTGTCGGTTGTAATCGCAATAGACAGCGCCGACGAGTTGACGTTGACGATGATGACTACCGTACCAACAGGAAACGCGACAGCCGAGTTAGCCGGAATGGTCAGCGTCTTGGACGTGCCGTTCATCAAAATGGACTTGCCACGATCCGCCAACACCAACGTGTAGTTGTCCGTCTTGGACACTTGCGGCGCTTCACGGTAGCCCACAGCGTAGTTAGTGCTGGTTGCGTCGTTATCGGGAATCAATGGCGTGCCAGTAAACGTGGGCGAGGCGATAGGTGCGTAAGTCGAGGCGGCGGCGCTTATAGTCAGCGCGTTGGTAATACCGTAGCCCGCCACCGTTGTTGGGGTGCCGGTAATAATTGACCAAGGCACCGTGCCGGTAGAAATGTCGTTGACGCCGGCAATATCGTCGTACTCGCCGATTTGTACGTCATCGGAATCCGCCAGCACAAAGCGATACTTGACGCCTTCTGTCAGCCACATGTCCTCGGGCAATCGTCCGCCTGAATCAAGGATGATGGGGTTAGAGTTGGCTGCGGCGCCGCTGATTGACGTATAGGTAGCGCGAGGCGTGGTTGTACCCGCGTCATACGTGTAAATCTTTCCGCCCGACAGCACAGAGCCGTCATCGGTAAAGAACTGCGCCCCGGCTCCCGCAAAGGGTGAAAGGTAAACGGTCATACGTACACCTGCATAACAGTCAAAATGATTGAAGGAATGGCTGGGACCGGAGGAGCGGCGGCAAAGTTCTGCAACTGCACGTCCAGCGCATCCACGGAAAAGTACAACTGAAAGTAATCGCCGTTAGACAACGGCAAGAAAAAGTTAGCGGCAGAAAAGATTTCGGCGTTGTTGCCTTGAATCTGAATTAGTGACGCAGAGTTGGCTACGGCAGTGCCGTTGATAGCAGGCCAAATGTACAGTCGCCCCGTACCGCCCGAAGTCTTGTCTACCTGAATAGAAAACTGGACATTGTAGATAGCGGGTCGAGTAACTTTAATCTTGCTGCTATCGGCTGGGTCACGGTAAACGCCATACGCCGGATCAGCATTGTTGTACGTGATGGCGTAGGCCGTGTTGATGACCGTTGCCGCTTGAGTTTGCGTTGAGAAAAACGAACCGTAGTTGATAAGACCCGGTTCAAACCGAGGCGGCCCTTTTTGCAGATCGTCTAGTTGCCCCTTGACTACCGCCAACTCGTCCTCGACGTTAGCAGCCAATGACGGCGCTAATTCAAGATCGGCAATAGTAACGGCGGTTGTACCGCCGCCAGTCAGCAAAAATTGATTGTTAAAAAAGCGAAACCACTCGCGCGACACATACCCGGTGCGCTCGTCGATGAGCGGCACTCGGGGCGCGGGGATTCGCGTGATGTTTTGTGTCACGACGCCGTACCGCTGATCTGCAGTTCAGCGCCCATGATGGCGACTTTTACCGGATCGGTGCCACTAATTTCATACACGCGATCGCGCAACTTGGTCGTCATGCCAAGGCGACGGAAGATGGCGCGAGTGCCGTATTGACCGATACGGCCCATCGACACAGTGCGTTCGCCGTTCCATGTATGACCGCCGTCGTCCGACCAGCGCAGCATCAACTGCGGATTAGCGCCGAGCGTTGCGTTCAAGTCCAAAACAATGTCTTCGCCGTTTTCCGTCTGCAAAATCTCTAGCAGTTCGGTGCCCAAATACACGTCGTCAAACAAGTCGTAGCCGTTGAGGCCCACGCCAGTTTCGCAATCAATCTGAAGCGAGTGGTGAGCGGTACGCGTCAAATTATTGGCGCCTGTCGGCAAAGCACGCCAGGTGCGCAGCCACTTCTGAGTAGTCCCCGCGTCGGAATAGACGTCGAGGCTAAACGCATACAAGCGCCCGTTTTCGTAATCGCCGATAATTGGGTCGCCGTTAAAACGAGCGTGGCAGTTACCGCGATGGCGCTTGAAGTCGCCGTTACGAAAGCCAGCGCGTTCGTGCCAAGCGCCTGTAGCCGCGTCGAACACCCACGTCGTGTCGGCGTTTGTGAAGTTCATCACGTAAAACGTGTGGCCGTCTTGCTGATAGGTATAACCCACGGCGTCGGTTAAATCGCCGTAACCTTGGATAGCAAACTCGACCGCGTGCGTAGATACGCGCACGGCCTGGTAGCCTTCGGCGCGGTAGACGATACCTTGGCCTCGGGCGTCCGCGCCGAGCCAAAAGACGGAGTTATCCATCTTGGCTACCGAATACGGTGCGATACAACCGACTTCGTTGTACGCGCCTTGGATGCGGCTGAGTGGAAATAGCGGGTCGCCCGAGTTGTACCAAACCTCGACGCTATTGGTTCCAAACAACCAGGCTTCGCGGTGGTCGATAATCAACGACACCAGCCCGTCCGGCGAACCTTCGGCGCTGGCAAAATCCAGCGGGTCAATCGACAAGCCGTCGAGCAGCTGCGTAACCCACACTCGTTGTGAGTTGGGTTCGTTAAATACAAAATAGCCGTCAAGATAGCCAACAGTCACCGCACCGGGAAAATCCGGGTCAGTGATTTGCGCGAACACCGACGTGTCTGTGTTGTAGATAAACCCGTCAGGATTGCACGCGATAAAAATTTGCGTGCCGTTGTCTGTCATTGACACCGGGCCAGCGCCAGTTACATCGCCGAGTTTGGTAGCCACATAGCTAGTAGATAGGCGGTAAAATTCTGAGCCCGAAACAACGTACAGGTATTCTTTAAGCTGCCACAACCCGCGAATCGGGCCTGTGCCAACAGTAGCCACCAGCGAATAGCCGGGGCAGCGTTGCAAGTAGGCGGGCTCTTTGCCGCCTTCGGCAATAACTTCGGGGTAAAGATTCACCATCCGGTTGTCGGCAGCGTTTACCGACCGGATTACATACGACGACCCGAGGATCGGCGTCTTCATTAGAAGTTGCCCGTGTAGATGTTAAAGCGCGGGCGGTTGACCATCAGCGCCGCCGGCATCGCCATCACGTCGTCCGGGTTGTTGATGCGTTTCAAGTTGCGCTTGCTGTACATGGCAATACGTTGCACTTGCGGAGAGGGTTCGACGCCAAACTCCGGTGCGAGCTCGCATGCCAAGTTGTAGCGGAACGCGCGCAAGTAACCCGGCGGAAACGCTAAGTCTGTGTCGAGGGCCGCTGGCGTAGTGAGCGGCTGAACAGACACAAAGTGGAATTCCAACACCCGTGACGGGACTGGGTAGAGATAAATCTCGATGTTGGGGTACGTTGCGTTGTACCAAAGGATTTGCGGGTAGGTCGACGTGACCGTCTTAACCGCAATGTTGTTGTACTGCTCTTGGTTGATCATCTTGATGCCGTACGACACGTTGGTCGAGGCATCGCGGAAATACGTAGCGTCGTCCAGCTGCACTGGGCGCTGCCCGACAAAATCGCCGGTGGGGCCAAGCGAGCGAATACGGGTGCTCGGCGGCCAGTTGAACACCTGGTCGATCGTGGAAAACACGGACAAACGCTCCGTGTTCCACGAATCAATCATTTGGTTCAGCGCAGTAAGCGCATCTTGAGACGTCGCTGCCGAAGGCACCTCACCTTCTGCCAGCATCCCGATCAAGCGCAATGCACCGTTGATCTGGTCAGCAGCGGTGGTGGCCATAGTTTACTCCTTACGGCGGCGGCGCGGTCTTAAAGCATTATGCTCGGAATCATCCGACGCCGCCATTTCTGA